AATCACTGCACTTGAAGTTATTTTAAATATTAAATTTATTATTCTCTCTTATAACGATTTTAACCAAAATCAGCGAAAATCATTCCAGGAAATCAATGTTGTAAATTGTGGCAGTGATTTAACAAAAAGTTTAGTAAAGGAAATCCGTAAAAATATTGCGGAAGTTAGCAAGTCCGAGAGTTCGGGTATGGCGACAGCGGCGGAATCGACATCGGTATCGGCATCTGAAGAGTATGAGTTCAACCCGGATTATTATATTATGGTGTCGCATTCGATGGAACATTATGAACTGATTACCTATTATGGAAATGCGATGTTGACGTTTCCGGAGATTCCATATTGTGTCAAATTGCAAATTGTTACCCGTTGCTTGCAAGGTAAGTTCTTTAATGGCGCGTATAGTCATATCCCACAATTCAAGTTGTTTATCCAGGAGCTGGGTATTGCGAAGAAGGTGGAGGGGCGAATGGTGGACGAAAGCGTAGATGCATTATCTGCTGCGGCTTCAAATCCACATTTTAGTGAGAATATCCAACTTGTGCACCATAGAAATGCAGGAGATGAAATGCCTGGAAGAGCGCAGGGTGACTATGTAGCACAAAGTGACCGACCAGGATTTATGGAACTTGGTGGGGGCGGTCACGAACATCGTGGAAGCAATAGTTGGCGCAGAAAGATATCGAATGAGTGGAATGCGCCGTTTACGCTAGATGGACATCGATGGTTATCTGTGGAGCATTATTATCAGGCGAATAAATTCTTGAAGAAACATCCAGAGTTTTATTTGTTGTTTACGATGGATGCAAATAAGAAGAGTAAATATTATGAACCATCCTCGATATTGTCGCGCATAGCACATGATGTAGAGTTGGCGACATATGCGGGAAGAAAACAGGGAACGACAAAAATAGATGGAAAGAAAGTGGTTCTTCGTCCGGAAGAAGTGACAATTGACCCGGACTTTTTTAATGGAAGACATGCCAAGGTTTTAGAAGATGCAACCTTTGCGAAATTTACTCAAAATGACGACCTTGCAAATATTTTGCTTTTAACAAACAATGCTAAGTTGATAAATTATCATCATACAAAAGAGCCGTCTGTTTCGATACACTTGATGCGTGTTCGTTCGAAACTTAGAACAAAACGTGGAAGCGTCAATGATTATGAGGTGGTGTGAACGTATGAATATAATGTAAAATATAATGTAAAATACCATATTTTTAATATAAAAATATAGTATATATCAAAATCTATATCCATCCATATCCATCTATTCATATGAATTATACACTAAGCACATCAGACCATAATTTGCTTCACTTGTTTAAATGTGATGGTAACTATAAAAAATTAATACAAATGAATAAGAAGCAGCTTACAGGAAATGCAAAAAACAAGCGGCAATATGAAATAAGCGATGTATTGTTATCTTTTTATGACATAATTGATAATGAGTTTCGTCTTTTCAAGAATGATCAAGACCAAGGTCGCTTCAATCGTATTTTCAAACACAAACTTGAAAATATTCGCACTACAAGTGATAAATTTGTAGAACGAAGACTAGTATCTGTCTTAGAAAATATACCTTATATTCCGAGTAGTATTATAACTTATATAAAAGAAAAATTCACATATGTATTGACGTATTCATTTCGTATCGATGATTTGCGCACTGCAAAAGTAAACTTTATTATTTTTGAAGACAGCACATATGAAATAAACAACATAAGAAAAAAGAGCGCATCCTATTTTAAAAACGCAGTATTAAAAATATATTTATGGTTAAAAATTGCATCAAAATATGCGGCCAAAGAATGTGCCCCAATGTTGGAGTGTTTTATTTATCTGACCCCATTTAAACGAAGTCATCCGTTATTTAGCAAAGAGCAGGAGACAAAGACAGGGATGAGGACTGCATATGAAGACTACGAAGAATATGAAGAGCTATATCATCATGTAAATACACGACAAAGTTATGGTGTATTGAAACCGATACATATAAATGGAGGTGTATCGGATTTGTGTAAGCCAAGTGGGCGCGTTATCGTATATCGAAAAGAGGAGTGGTTTAAAGTATTTATTCACGAAACAATGCACAACTATGGGTTAGATTTCGCAGAGATGGATATTAGTGCTGCAAATGGATTATTACATAAAATGTTTACGATTCAAAAAGATGTAAAACTATATGAATCGTATTGCGAAGTATGGGCAAGAATCATGAACATAGTGTTTGAGAGCTATTTTGATATAAATTCGCGTGCAAAGTTTTCGTCGAGAACAACGAGGAAGAATTTTATAAGTAACCTTACTACAACACCGGAAGAAAGTGAAAGCAATGAAGGGGGTTCAGGAGAAAATACTGAAATAAGTGTAGTAAGTATAAGAAATGCACAAAATCGTAGAAAATTTTTAAGGCAGTTTTACAACTACTTGCAACACGAGTCTTTGTTTTCGTTGTTTCAAAACATAAAAATATTAAACTACATGGGACTAGATTACAATATTATATCAAATTGCACGGATTCAAATTATATCGTTGCAAAAAAATTATACAAGGAGGAAACAAATGCATTTGCATATTATATCATTGTTTCTATTTTACTTTCTAATTTTAATAATTTCATACTATGGTGTATCGATAACAATACAAATATAATTCAATTCGATAAAAGTAAACAAAGTATTACTAATTTTGTTAAATTTATTTACAAAAATTATAAAAGTAGCGAACTTTTAAATATAATCGTCGACTTGGAAATTCGTCTTGAAAGCATGGATATGGATAGCGGGAATGCGGATATAACTAAAAGCCAAAATAGCAACGAAATGTTGAGAACGATGCGAATGACAATAGTAGGGGGCTATTTATGAATTACAAGTATAAGTAAAACAACAATTTTCATGTTTTATTTTATTTTTGCGCCATTCTTTTGATGCATCTTCGAAGTCTATATTTGCATGATTTGTATTCGCGCGATTCGCGCAACTTTTTTTTACCTGAGTTGGTTGTTTTTGCATCTCTTGATTTTTCATCTGATGGCGTGTTGTAACTGGCATTTTTGTTCAATGTTTGTATATTATCTGTGTATTATGTGTGTATTACGTGTGTGTATTACGTGTGTATTATATATTCGTATCAATTTAATATATAAAAAATTGATGCATGAATAACACATATTATAGTTAGTAAATAAATAAAGCAGTAAGTAGTCTACCAATTTAAAACTAAGAATCTTTGTTGCAACCTCATCATCCTCATCATCATCATCATCATGGGAATTAGAGCACTCAACAAGTTTCTTCAAGCAAAATGCAAATCATCTATTAAGTCAATACCATTGTCAGAGCTTTCAGGAAAAAAAATAGCCGTAGATATAAGCATCTATCTTTACAAATACATTAGCGAAAATTCTTTACTTGAAAATTTGTATCTAATGATATCCCTATTTCGCACTAACAATATAACACCGATATTTATATTTGATGGGAAACCCCCCGTTGAAAAGAATGAAACAATCGCAACAAGAAAAAAAAATAAAACGGATGCACGCGAGGAATACTATCGACTGAAGTTACTTGTTGAAAACATGAAGATGGAAACAGACATAGTGCCGGAAACGGAATTAGCGACATCGCTGGAAACAGAAACGGAGACAATTGCAAATGCACAAAAACAAAATGAAATTAACGACATGTATCAAGCAATGGAGCAACTGAAAAAGAAATTCGTCAGTATTAAATATGATGATATCCAAAATGTAAAAACTTTGCTTCAAGCATACGGAGTGACATATTTTGAAGCACCAGGTGAGGCAGACATACTATGTGCAAAACTTGTTACTAATAACCTAGTGTATGCATGTCTGAGCGAAGATACAGACATGTTTGTTTATGGATGCGGGCGCGTTTTAAGATATCTTAGTTTGACATTATCAAATGTTGTTATTTATGACTTGAATGATATTTTAAAAACATTGAATGTTAGCATGGATGTATTTAAAAAAATATGCATTCTATATGGATGTGACTATATCAATGAGTCGTTTGTAGAAAATAATATGAATATATTTCATGCGTTTCAACTATTTAAGAAATATCGCGATGCAGGGGATGCGAACGACTTTTATGAATGGATAGTAAACGAAAAAATTCATTCGACGCAGTATATTGACGAGATAAATAAAAACATTAAATTATTTGACATCAATGAAACCAAAAATCTAGAATTATACGACAATATTAAAATAGTAAACGGGCCAATCAACAAAAATCTACTCATTGATGTTATGAAGAAAGAGAATTTCATATTTATTGAAAAATAGAATATATTTGGATTGTTTATTTTTTGATGCTAAAAATGACATATTTTTATACATGTCATTTTTATTTGGTTTTGTTTTACATGTTTTTATTTGGTTTTGTTTGGTTTTGTTTTGTTTGGTTTTGTTTGGTTTTGTTTGGTTTGGTTTGGTTTTGTTTGGTTTTGTTTTGTTTTACATGTTTTTATTTTACATGTTTTTATTTGGTTTTGTATGGCTCATAGTTTGAAAAAAAACAGGAAGAAAAGATTTAAGAAGAAGCGGCGGCAACAGAAGGGGCTGCAGCAGAAGCCTTCGCAAAGTGACGAGACATGTATTGCTGCAGGTTGAAGTAAGTCAGCTCCTCTCCCTTCTTAACCTGGAGCAAAGACTTCAGCTTAGTGTCAGGGTTGATCTTGCGGCCATTCTCCTTATCCTGAAGGCTGTTGGCGCGAATGTAGGCATTAATCTCACGAGTCACCTCAGTACGCGCAAGCTCTGTGCCAACAGGCTTTCCAAGAAACTCGGCGAGCTCCTTAGAAATGAGAGTGGGTTTGACAAATCCGGAAGGGGCGCGGTTGCCGGTCTTGCGCTTACGCTTGGAAGCCTTTTGCGCAGCACGCATCTCACGAGCAACGTTGCGCTCAAGAGTTCGGAAGTCGCTACGAAGAGAGGAAAGTCCGGAACTAAGAGTGTGAAGCTTGGAGCCAAACTCGGAAAAGAGAGAACTCAAGGAAGTCTCAATAGCGGGAGTCTCAGTGTGGGCATCACCAGTGGGAACAGGGGTGGCGACAGCGACAGGTGCAGGAGCAACAGGTGCATCAGCCTTAGCAGGCTTGGAGGCTTTGGTAGCCTTGGGAGTAGAAGCGGGAACGGAAACAGGAACGGGAGCAGGTGCTGATTCAGCAGCGGAGGAAGAAGCTTTCTTTGCCATTGTGGTCGGATATACATTAATAGGTGAGGTCTTTTTAAGTATTTTTAGACATTATATATTATATTTTATTTTGAACATGCAATAAAACAGCACATATTAAGGTCATAATTTATTTTGTTCACGCGTTCAAAAACACAAAACGTATTTCCTTAAGGAATTCAAAATACTTTAGAAGAATTTATACACAAATGAGATAGGTACGGAACTAAGATACATATGTAATTTGCATATGTAATAAATATGATTTGTTATGATATTTAGTCATATTTATTTTGTATATATATTATTATTATTTTTCTCTCCTTTCTCTCCTTTCTCTCGGTTCTCATGCTGCATCGTAACCTCCATATACACCCGCCTCATACAACCAAGGCATCGCTTCTCTAGCAGGTTGACTAACTAGTGTGAGAGCAGTCAATACATAAAATGACCCCAATGTCTTGTTATCAATGTCAATGGCAGATTTTACAAGGTTTTCTATAATCTGCACATTAAAACGAATAAGAACATCTATTCCCAAGTTAACCAGATTAATATTTGTAGCAGTATTTGCAAAATAGGGTGTCCCCAAAAATGGATTGCCATGGGGGGGACATATTTCATATTTTTTAAGATTAGTAAGTTGTGCCCGATAGTTCCATATATCATACAACTCGCGTGCAAAACGTATATGTTCGTTTCGCGATAACTCTGTAAACCATTCCGAGTTGGAATAATTGCCATACAAATTCATTGTTTGAAATATTTCAAGTATTTTCATTTCCATACGTTTTCGTGGATCCATTATTTCTTGTTTTATCACGATATCAAGGGGAGTCTTCAGAAGTGCCGATAATTTAACGATTCGTCGGATATCTTGTTTTATATCATTGGTGATACTATTTCTATTATAAGGGTTCTTCGTATTCTCCCCTTCTTTTGAAATAAGATTATATAGGGATATTATATTAAATCCATAAATAAAACCATCTATGTCTTTATAACTATAAAATTGTTCACATGGAATTTCATGCATTTCATCCATTGTAAAAAAGTCTGTCTCATTTGTGCATATATTGCGTTTCTCAAATGCTGGTCCGCGCAACTTTATCAACTTACGATGCAGAAACCCTCTTACAACTTTTTGTATTTTTAAAGGCACTATTGAATTTTTACAATAATCATATAAACGTTTTGTAATTTCTTCTTTATTTCCAGCACGCGATACCTTATACTGCGAACAAAGTTTGCGCAATTCATCCATCTTATATTTTTCTGTCTTGAGTTGTTCATATGTGTAAATCGTCAACTTCCTTTTTGTAGAAGATTCGCGTTCATCGTCGATACTATTGTTGTCTAGTTTATTATTTACATTTTTAATTTTTTTTAACGATGACTTTGACCTTGTGCCTGTCTTTAATCCAATTTTTAATTTCTTATCTTTGTCATTTTTATCATTTTTATCATTTTTGTTTCGCAGGTTTGTATTTATATTATTTGCAATATCGTCCTCTTCATCGTCGGATGAAACTATTACTATTGAAGGAGGTAATGCACGCCTGGTTTGTGGTTGGGTTGTATTAGTAGCAGTAGCATTGGCATTGGTAGTAGTAGTAATAGTGGTAGTAGTATTTTCTAATGGTGAATTAATATGGTTCTCATGCAATATAGTATTACTATCTGTAAACATATCTATACCTAAGTTTACTATGTTTACATTAAAACTTACGTTTGTGTGAAATGTGGTATTCTCAACGCTGTCTACACTATTAACATTCATCATTATAATATTTGGCGACGATAATGATGTCATAATTGTAGTAGTAGTTTATAATTTATAATATGTGCTTAATATTCTTTAATATAATACTCTTCTATATACTATAAACATTTTTTTAATATAGTATACAAATCATTTTATTTATGAGCATGGTTATAGTGTATACTACATATTACATAATGTATGCATAGGTAAAGCAAATAAAATTAAATATACTACATTTTAGTATATAAATATACAAGAGTATCGTAATAATGAATATTAAAGTATATTTTAGCCGTTCATTATCATGTTACACATTTTTTTTTCTTTAACAAATAGATAATTTAGTAATAAACTTATTTTTATTTAATATTTTCTTCTATTGTTGGTTTTATAATTCATTTTCGAATTATGTAAGATATTTTCGTTGCCAGAAAATTGATTCAGCTTAGAAAGATAAATGTAAGTAGCATGAACACACACAAGTAGTCAAACAACAAACCAACCCCCCAAGCCAACAATAATGTCAGCTTCTACCGCCTCCGCTTCCTACACCAAATCCTCCGCTCCCAAGGAGATTCTGGTGGGTGAAACCTTCAATCCCGCAAAAGACCTCAAATATTCCAAGCCCAAGGCTAATGCTTCCGGTGGCAAGAGCGTCGGCATTCTCAATGCTTCAACCAATGGCGCGACGTATATTTCAACACCTCTCATGTTGACATGGGGTGTTTCAACATTCGAAGACAAGAAGAATGGCGATAAGTCATACAGCATGTCGCTCCAGTTTCCTGGCGAAGAATACAATACACCAGCAATTACCAAATTCCGCGCCAACCTTGTCAAGCTTGAAGAGAAGATCAAGGCCGATGCGCTTGCAAACCAGAAGGACTGGTTCGGCAAGACGACTCTGACTCAACAGCACATCGACTTTCAGTGGACTCCGATGTTGAAATTCGCCAAGGGTGAGAATGGCGAACCCGACCACAACAAGAACCCGACCCTCAGTGTCAAGCTTCCTATTTGGGAAGGTGTATGGAATGTTGAGCTCTTTGACCCATCTACTCGCAAAATCTTCCCTGATCCATGCAACGACCATGTTACTCCTCTTGATTTGATTGCCAAGGGTTCGCATGTCGCAGTTGTCTTGCAATGCGGTGGTGTCTGGTTCGCAGGTGGCAAGTTTGGTGTTACCTGGAAGTTGTTCCAAGCAGTTGTAAAGCCGAAGACCACGCTGCGCGGTAAGTGCCACATCAGTCTCTCGCAAGACGACAAGAAATTGGTAGAGACCCAGGAGATTGACACTATCAGCGATGAAGACATCCCTAATGCATCCAACGAAGTGCAGGATTCTGATGGAGAGCAAGAAGAAGAGGAGGAGAGCCCTGCTGCTCCTGCAAGAGTTGCATCATGTGCTGCTCCTGCTCCGGCACCTACTGCTCCCGAACCTGTAGCCGCTGCCACTGATGGCGATTCCAGTGCTTCCACTGGACCCAAGAAGATTGTGAAGAAGGTTGTCAAGAAGTAGACAAACGCATCCGACAACAACAATACAACACGCCCTAAACAATGAGTAAGTATACTATTCGCAAGGCAAATCGACAATACAGGTAAGAAAATATGATAAAATAATATTGTTTGATATCGTATCATATAATACTAACACCTATTTTACAGGTAATATATCTTTTTTTAAGCGACATACACCCACAGACATACATAGACACACACAGACACACATTATGTTATTTTATATTTTTCCAAAGCATATTTTTTATATTTTTCACCAAATATATTCCCTAGCATCTCAATATATAAGGTTATAATAGTTCTATACCTAGAAACCGATCCATCTTCAGATATTTTTGTGACGTTTTGAAGTAGTGTTTTAAATCCTTGTAATAATAATTGTAGTGTATTTGGTTCAACCTTGCCTTGAAGTGTAGTAAGCATGTCAATCATACTTTTAAAAAAAGTTACATAGTCATAATTTAAATCTTCGTGATTTTTATACTTTCTTACTTCTCCTTCCCCGAAATCAATTATTTTCAAGGCGTATGGTGTTGATAAAGATAAAGGTTCAATAAAGTAAATACTATCCACACTAAGAGTCTTATGAACTAAATTTGATTTTATCATTTTGTATATTCCTACTATAATATTTGTAATCAGGGTAAAAAGGATTGCAAGTTTGGTATTGTCTATCCCGGCAATACGTGGAAGATAAGATTCAAGATTTGTATCTCCTGAGTATTGTATATTAAAAACAAAAAATTCGTCAATATTGTATTCGGGCTTAGATAACGAACATTTATCAAAATCGGGGGGAAGATTGTTTTTTGTCAACTCAAATGCGCTACTAAGAAGTGAATGGAATTTACCAGCAGGGTCAATCGTTTTCATTTTCTTAAGAATTTTATATTCATGGCGAAACTCGTTAAATATATTATTTCTTAATACTATTTTGGAAACTATACTATTATTTTTTGTAAGGATATCTGGACGAAATACGCATCCATAGTTACCTTGTCCTATTAATGATCCGCCCGTTAAAGAAACGCGCGAGTGCGAGCGTTTATTTGTTTGGGTATATCTTCGTGTTTTTTTTCTTTTTATTATTCTTTTTGTTCTTCTTTTTGTTTTTGTTGTTGGTCCCATAATCGCGTGTATATAGTAGATATATATACACGTGATTATTTTCTTATTCACCATGTTACATTCAATCGTTTCCTTTATTTTTATATAATTCGTCTTTCTTTCTCCTACGATTACACACACGCACAGGCGCACACGTAACCCAGTGGGTTTTTATTTGGTGTTTATATATATGCAATAATAATTGGTATACTATATATTAGTTAAATGATAACTTGGTAAGATTATGACTTCGAATATTCCTAGGGTTGAAAATAGGATTGGAGGTAGGAATAGATGTATTACTTCTTACACCCCGTTGTTTATAACTAGTATCTTTTACCCATACATTTTGAAATCCGTTTAAAATATTAATAAATTTACTATTTTTTAAATTCATCTTAATTTTTTTATAGTTACATTTTTCCGGATAATCTGCTTCGAATATAATTAAATCTATTTTATCATAAAATTCAGGATTTTCATCAAAAAATGTTTCTAAAAATCCTTCACAATCAGCTACAAGAACATTAAATTTCAAATTATATTTTTGTTCTATCTCGCTTAAAGTATAGGATGGTATATTTGTATCGTCTGTTTCTATAGACGTTGTTCCATAATTTGCGTCTAAATTTGTTAAGTCTAATTTTTTATTACTTATAAATCCTTTTACTATATTAAAATTGCAATTATTTATATTTTTATTTTTTTCTAATACATCCCAAACACGACTATCTGGTTCAACGACAACTTGGTTAAATTTATTATTTAGTTTTGAATTTATTGTACATGAAACAGACCCATACCTTGCTCCTAATTCTAAAACAACATCATTTTCTAAAATATATGTATTTGCTAAATGTTGTTCATCTGCTTCTATATGTTTTGTATCTACTTTTAATCCCTGTTCATTAAATATAATCATTTATAATTAACATATAAAATAAAAAGCAATATAATCTGCTATAAGGAGATTATTAGTATCTTTAAATAGGTCAATGCCAATGTATATGTATATATTATATTCCTAAACCAACTTAAAGAACTTATACACCCCGTACCCCTCCCAAATCAAAAATACCAACTAACTATTTTTATCTACTATTATTTCTTTTTCAATATGTTTTATTATTTTACGCTCGTAGTTCTCATAGTTTTCAATCGGTTCGCATATCGAACGCACCATAGTCAAGTATTCGATTTGTTTTTGTTCTGTTTCTATCCAGTCGGGATTATCATTTGCCCATTGATATAAAGCCGTTCGCTCTTTATCTGCAATTTTTACGATAGTATTTTTCATTGTTGTGTGATTCTCGTCTTTATGCCATTTGTCTTCATCTTTGATATACATGGTATCACGTTTAATATCTGTACAATGGATCGGACGCTTATATATATCCAATTCTTTGAGACCCTTTATCATAACATCCGTTATACCACGTGAAATCCCATTCTTTTTTGAAAAAAGTAAATCATCAAGTGTAATTTTTAGCGAATCAATAAAATCGGATATGTTAATAGCGTCTTTGCATTTCTCGTTTAGAAAAACGTTTAAGTTGAAATTATTTGTTGTATTATTTGTTGTGTTATTTGTTATGTTACCTACTTTTGGTATTATACTATTTATTTGCTCTTGTTGCCCTTTGATTATTTTCATCATCTCACTATTGTCTTTAATAAGTTTAAGAACGAGTTCATCTTTATTAATATTTTTTATACTTAATACCATTTCTTCGCAGTCTTCAGACGATAAATCATGTGGTTCAGGTATATAGTCACATATTTTAATATGCTTCCATAATCCAGAGCGCGTATTATATTTTTTTTTACATTTATCACACTCATTAAGCTGTGCGACTTTTTGCGACTTTTTTGTTTCCAATGTTTCCAATGTGACCATAAGCTCATGTTTTCTAGTAGAGACATGTTTATCAAAATCACATTTTTTGCATGTAGAATAGTCACAAAGTTTACATAAAAAAATTGGCGACTTTTTGAGCGACTTTTTTGTTTCCATTTGTTTCCTAAAGTATATGGACATTTTTTTTTAAGTCAGTTTGCAAAATTTCTTAAAAAGTTATCGTAACAAATTTTTCA